TTCAATAAACTTTTCACTGAAATATCCTGGGGATGGATATACAGCTTCTTCCCACGATGCTAATGTTTGGTTATATACCTCTGGTCTTACTACTTCGGGTCCAGCATTCGGGGGTGCCTCTGGAGTAAGCGGTACTTTAGGAATTTCTTACTACGATACAGGCAGTGATAGAACTTTAAATATAGGTACACCATCTACAGTATTCTTTATAGCCCCCACCCGTTCATATAATGGAAGTGCTGTTGGGTTTGCAAAGGGTTTTGGGTGTGAGACTACCGACTCGGAAATTCTTAAATTTGTGGTATCGGATAAGACTACAGTAGATGGAAATAGTTTAGAGGACTGTATTGATAAATTTATTAATATAAGTATTGTTTGTGATCCTAAGACAGATAAGATTTTGTTATATGTTAATGGGTCTTTAATTAAGACGGGAGTTTTATCTACTTTGTTTGGAAAAGACTCAGGGGGCTCTCCACAAGTACCTACCTTTGTATCTCCAAGAACTAGCACTACAAGTAGCTTTGAGTATAAAGAAAGTACTGTAAACCAAAAAGCTGGAGTAGACTTGTTTGATACAGGACCTCTAAACAATACTTTCTTTACTCCGTGGATAGTGGGAGGAGGTTGGACGGACGGAAGACCAGTTAATCTAGATACTTCGTCTGGAGGATTCCTCGATCCTGGCGCAGGACTAATAAGTTCGTATAATGGGTATGTAGGAAGTTTAAAGATTTATTCAAAAGCTCTAGATAATAATGAGGTTCTAACTAATTACACTCATCAGAAAACCTTCTTCGAAAATATAGATTTATAATGGCTTTATACGGAAAACTCCCCTCTCCCCAGGTACAAAGAGATGTTATTGAAACTTCGGTTAAGAATATTACTGGATTATCTTGGCCTCCTGGTGGGGTTGCAGGACAGCCCTATTTTAATAAGGCAACCAATAACTTTTTAATAAAAGGCCAATTAACGCAACTACTTCTTACTGATCTAGGAGAGAGGGTAATGTTACCTGATTATGGAGTTGGATTAAAACAATATTTATTCGAACCTTTAACAGAGGATTTAGCATCTGATCTTGCAGATGAGGTAATTACTGCTATTAATACTTACGCTTCTAATATTAAAGTTATGAGTATAAGGTTTTTTCAAGATGAGAACTTAACTGGTTTTGGTATGCCAGGGATGAAAATACAGTTAACTGTAATGCCTAAAAATGGAGACCAACTATTAGATGTTGATATAGTAATATGAGTGATAAAACTTCTAGCCAAACTGTACCGTTTACAGATGTAGGTTCTGATTTCATGAAATTGGTAACTTTTGTGGATAATGAAAAATCAACATTAGTAGATTTCACAGCTACCGATTTCGCATCCTTGCGTACTGCTCTTCTTAATTATATTAAACTTGTTTATCCTTTAGATTACAATAACTTCGTTGAGTCTGATTTGGGGCTAATGTTAGCTGAGTTAGTTGCGTACATGGGAACCGTTATGTCTATGAAGGCAGACATGCTTGCTCATGAAAACTTTTTACAAACAGCTAAGGATAGAGATAGTGTAAGAAAATTATTTCAGTTAGTGGGGGTCTCGATGAAAGGGCCTACTTCGGCGCAAGCTACTGCTAACTTATCTATAGAGGGGGAAACAGGTACTCTTGATGAGGATCTCGTAATCCCTACTGCTAACCGTGTGATTACTGTTACTTCTCCTCAGGACCAACAACCTTTAAACTTTACTTTATATAAGGCTACTAATGGTATAGTACCTAACCTAACTAATACTAACGCAGACATTGTATTTGATCAAACTAATTGGGTAGGAGATAGTAGTAGTACCTGGGAAGCAGTTATGTTGGAGGGCGCGTTTGCTACCCAAACAGGAACCTTTTCTAATATAGGAGTAGCCCAATCTATAATTTTAAATGAAGCACCTGTTATACAAAACAGTGTTCAAGTATTTGTGAGTGGGGTGGATAGCACTACTTCAGGAGCTTATAGGCAGGTTGAGAACATCTATCAAGCTTCTTCTACTAATGATAAAATATTTCAAGTAGTTTATTTAGATAACTACAAAGCTAAATTAGTTTTCGGAGATGGTAGTAATGGAAAGTCCCCAACACCCAATTCTTCCTATATAGTTACTTATAGAGTAGGGGGTGGGACTAGAGGAAATGTACCTAATGCATTTATTAATTCTATTCTTGAAGGAGCTACTTATAATGCTAGTCCTAGTAGCCTAAGGGTTACACAATCCCAAATGTCTACAGGGGGGTCTGAAGCTGAGACCGTAGCTCATGCTAAGAAGTATGGACCCTTATCCTTTAAGCAACAGGATAGATTAGTCTCCTTAGAGGATTACACTTCTTTTGCTAGTAATTATGTGGGTCCTGCTGGGTCTGTTGCTAAGGCTGTAGCCTCTACTAGAAAAGCTTTTAGCTCCGCTAACATAATTGATATATTTGTTCTGGAGAAAGCTACAGATACTCAATTACAAAAAGCATCTATTTCTTTTAAGAATGGTCTGCTTACAGCCATTGAACCTAAAAAAATGGTAACAGACGATGTAGTTATTTCTGATGGTCTTATAAGAACTTTAGATTTAATAATAACGGCTCATGTGGATAGGTCTTTGCAAGGATTAGAGAAGAGTATAGTAGCAAATGTATCTCAAAGTGTTAGGGAGTATTTTATGTCTGATGCGTTAGATTTCGGGGATTCAATAATTTTCGCAGATTTAATGAAAACTGTTTTTGGTATCCCTGAAGTTAGATTTGCAGAGATTAATAATTTTGACGAGAATATTACTGTAGGGTTTAATGAAGTTATACAATTGAATAACTTAGTTGTAAATATTAATTATGTCTAAACAAAAGTTATATAAAAGAACATACTCTGATAATATATCACAAGTAATCCCCAAGGTATACTTTGAAAAAGATTTCGCTCTGAGCGGTAATCAAAGGACTTTATATGATGAGCTAATCAATAGCCACATTAAGTTTTGTTTGTATACTAGGAACCTTCTTGATATATCTGCTACTAATAACTTTTCGGATATTGATAGTATCGCTGGCCTATCTCGCTGGTTTATTAAGCAGAATAATTTAACAGAGATAACTGCTAGAAAATTAGAGTTAAGTTTTTTTCAACCATTAGGATACGACACTACAAATTATACCACCTCTGCATCCTTTAAATCTTTTTTAGAAGACACAGTATTACCCAAAATTAAATTAAACTCTTCTAATTTAGCGGTGGATACTTCTAGTGCGTTCTCTACTACTGCTTCAGGAACCCATGAGTACTTAATAAACTTATTGGGGTGGGGATACTTCTTAAATACCTCTGGATCCACTACTAGCTCTTATTCTCCATCTTCCTATGTATCTGAGGCACTAACAGATTTATATTTTAATAACGGTACTTTTGATACAGTAAAGGGGGTAAAGGGGGCATCCCATTATATATGGAATGATTGGGCAGACCTGTCAGGCTTAGGAGCGGGAGCCTTTACATCTTTACTCCCCTCTCTTCTTCGCCCCGCTGGAGGCACATATACTAGCGGAACACAGACTAGGGATATGCTTGAGACTTTAGTAGATATAGTCTATAGTAATCAGTATGCAGATGAGGGAGATACTTATGTAGAAGATGCCTTTGTTGATTATATGGATAATGGGACGCTTCTAACTGGGGAAGAACAGGCTGGAGCCTTCTCTAAACTTATTAAAGCATTTTCTTATTCTTTTTATGACACAAATAATAGTGTTACTAAGTTAGCCTCAATATTTGATATAGAGAAATGTCCAGATAACCTATTACCTTATCTGGGTGATTTAATTGGATGGAGATTATATGGCTCTAGCCCAGATGCCTGGAGAAGACAGCTACGAAATGCAGTAAATTTATATAAACAAAAAGGAACTAAGGAAGGAATTTATAATGCGATGACTACGGTATTGCCTAATACCCCTTTTCAGTCCTCTAGTATATCAGAGTTCTATGAATCCTATGTGCCTAACCTTATTTATTATCTATTAAAAACTGAAACTACTGTATTCGATAGTTTTACCTCCTGGACTCAATCCGAGGGGGATATGTATGCTGGTGGGAATTATAACCCTTCTTACATGGATATTAATATAAGATATGTCATGGATAAT